CTGCTCCTATTCGTCTTCGCCACCTTGAGCTTCTTCATATTGTACTTTTCTAAGTACCTTAACATATCCATTTGCTTTTAATTCTTCTAAATCTGATTCCCTAACTTGAAATTCTTCTTCTGGCTTATAGGCGTTTTTATCATATTTGATATATACTAATGCCTTTGCATTGTATAAAATTTCTGCAGGTTGTATATTTTCCTCTTGCACAGTTTCCTCTGTTTTGGTCTTGGCCATCATTATCATCCTTTCTTATTTTTAAATAAAAAAAGTGGCCATTTAGACCACTCAAAATTAATATACTGTTGCAAAGAATACTTCGTCTGCTCTTTCGAATGAAGGTATAACTATTTGTGACACTTTAGTATCAACTGTTATAGGATCTTCTTTTACCATCGTTGTTATAGCAATCGCATCTTGAACTATTGAAGTATCTAATTTTCCGCTTCCATAAACCTTGTCATATTCTTCTGGAGTAGTGCCATAAACTGTATTGCCTAGAGTGGTACCACTCATTAAAGTTATCTTTCCATCATTATAATAAGGTTGTGGTTCTGCACTTTCGTATGGAATATATGTTGTGTTTTCTAAGAATACAACGTTTATTCCTAATCTGTCTTTGCAGAAATTAATGTAATCCTGCTGAGATAAAATCAAACTAGCAGCATTTACGTTTGAATGCAAATGAGCTGTAATAGCTGTATTTACCATGAATGTATTGTTAAAAGTGTTTTCAGTCAATAGTAATATATTTGGCTTAGCATAAGCATCATTTGTTATTGCCTTTTGAAAATCATCAATATCCTTTACGATATCTGCACTTGGGTCATTCCATTTAGAAGTACCTGATAGTACTGCTTTGTGGTTTGATGGGACTCCATAATCAACAACGATATCGCCATCATCAGTAGTGACATTTATTATTCCAGTTTGAACTAGTGAAGTTCTCATTCTCTTTGTTTGAATATTTGCTCCCTCAACTAAGTTAGCATAATTTTCAAACACTTGAGAAGTTAATGCTTTTACGAGATTTTCATTGTTTGCATTAAGAGCATTTATTAACTCTCTTCTCTTTGTTTCGTTAATTCCAACACCTTCCTTGAAGAATGGCATTTCTTTCTTTAGAACATTCAAAGACGCGCTTAATGCTCTTATCTTAGTAGCAACATCAAATGTTGACATTCTTAATGCTACAGCTTTTTTCTTAGCACCTTTTGCAAACTCTAATTCTGTTCCTAGTTGCTTCTTATTTGGAAACAATACTTTATCTATAGTTGCTTCAACTGGCAACTCTTTCATGTATAGAGCAATATTTTGTGAACTTATAAAATCTTTAATATCCATACTCTTTCTTTACCTCCTAAACGAATAATATTTGTTTTAAAGCTGCTTTTTCTGCTACTTTACCGCCAACAATCGTGTCAGGTGAAAATTTAACTTCTGATTCATACAAAACACCATGTACAAATAATGATGCAACTTCTGTAGCATTACCTGGAGTTGCATCCTTTGATTGAGAATTTTTAAAGCTTACATCCTCATATACAACACCGTAGGCATTTGTAGTTGCTGGAGTTCCAGTTGCTGTAGTAACTGCCTTGCCATCAGCAGTAAGCAATGTTCCAGCCTTTAATACTTCCTCCGAATCTAGTAAAGTTGAAACATCAGATTTCTTTACTTTAATTGGCAATGTTATAAAGTGGTCTCCGGCTATGGCTCTAAGTTTTCCTTGAGCCACACCAATTGAATAACTTGATTGCTTCATATTTTCATACCTCCATTAATTTATTCAATAAAATCAGCAATTCCTTTTGTTTGCATTGCTGCTGCTTTTTCTTTGCCTAACTCTGTTGCAAAATTTTTAACTTCACCTGGTTTGTGTTCTACACTGCCAGTTTTAAAAGAGCTTGTTCCTGGTACTTCTTTCTCAAATAGATAATCTCTATCTTTTTTTATGCCTTCTAGCTGGTCTTTTAAGCCAATAATATCCTCACCGTCAAGCTTTAAGTTTTCTTTTTTAAGTAAAGCCATTACAACTTCTCTATCCTTAACTTTGAAGTCAGCTAATTTCTTGTCTAAGGCATTGCTGAAAGAAATCTCATTCAATTGCTTTTCGTATGTTTCTTTTTGAGCTTTATTGTCTTTTTCAAGAGTTGAAAGTTTATCTTTTAATCCGTCAACATCTTTATATTCTTCTTTGAGATTAGAAATTTGAGCATCTCTGTCAGTTACCTGTTTTTTATAATCGTTTTTCTCAGTGTTTACCTGGTCAAAACGTTCCTTTGGAATCCATTTAGGCTTTGCTTTTTCATCTACAATAAGTGAATATTCAGCATTGCCTTTTATTTTGTCATAAGCTTTTTGTCCTTCCTCCTCTCCTAAAGTTTTCTTAAAAAATTCTAATAAATCCATATATAAAACCTCCTATTTTACCGCATAGTTACGTAATTTCAGTAGTTTTATGCCTTGCTGAGGGCATTTAATAACCCATTTTTACATTTTTTTCTTCTTTTATATCGTTAACTCCTATAGCAGCCACTTTATGAAAATCAACGTGAAGAATACCTTCAGTGTCTTTGAAGTTTCCTCTTGTATTACAACCTTTATCAAACATGCCACACATTTTCTCTACTTCATTATCTTCCATGTTGCCTTCAATACTTTCGCCACTATCTAGCCATATTAAATAGCTTTTCATTGGCATACCACCCTTTTATAACAAAATAAAAAGCCTTATTTCTAAGACTTAAAATTTTATATCTTTAATTAATCACCCAATAATCCATATTCTTTATACCAATTATCCAATTCTGCATTATCTGCACCATTAACCCAAGCCTTTAATTCGTCGCTACATTGGCTTATTGGCTTTGAAATATAACTTGTTTGATAACATAAGCCATTCGGATGGTCAAAAGGTACTTCTTCTATAGGAAACACTCCTTCTCCTAAACCATAGCTGTTTTGAGTAGCATAATCGTCACAACTGTCTGTTCTCCCATGCATTCTTGAATAATGGCTTTGAGATAAATTCCATTTTATTCCTTCAATGAATGGATTTCTTTTTGATCCCTCTATTACACCTAACTCATAACTATGTGTGCATGTTGTTCTAGCAGTACGTAAAGCATTATACTCTAAATTATTAAATTGTCCTGCATATCCTGGTCCCAGTGTGTCTTTTATCTTCGCCCTATCCCAAGTCTTTCGTTCATCAGGATTAATATACCCTTCTAATGCCTTAGCAATGTCTGTAGCGCTTCTTTTATTTATCATGCCTGTATTTATTACATTCTGAATATCTCTACCATTTCTATTAGCTACAGACCAAACTCTTTCAGATAAGCCCTTACCATCTTTATATATATTGCCACTTACTATACGTTTTACTACATCATCTGGCACATTTAAAAACATACTTTTGAAATCCACACCATGCCAGTTACCATGTTCTGCTATGTTTTTTAAAACATCAGCTTCAACAGTTGCTGCAATTTCAGCTGAACTGTACGCTCCATCTTTAGTTAGCTTTAGAATTTGTTCATGCAGTGCGTTCTTATATTCATAAAGATATGACTTTAATGCAGTATTGTTTTTAGTTTTATTATATCTATCTAGTAAGTCATTTCCTGCTTGAATATATGCCTTGATTATTTCTTTTTCTTGCTCTTGAGTTAGTTTTAAAAACTTCTTTCGTGCTTGCCTATAAAGCATATCTAAATATTCAGACGGCACTATTATTCACCACCAGCTTATATTAGATCACCCTAAAAAGATGATTTAATAATTTTATTCATTATGTTTTCTATATTATCGTATTCCCAGTAAGGTATTCTAAAAAGCTTAATGTCATTATTCTTGCAATATTCATTTTTTATATCATCATGTTTTCTTATTGACTCTAACACACTATTTGAATTTTTACGTCTACTGGGTTTGTAATGTGGTTCCCCGTCATATTCAACAAGACAGATTAAGTTGCTATTTACATCAAATAATGCAAAATCAAAAGGCAAATATTTATTATCTTTGCAATCATTTATGATAAACTCCTGTTTATATTTAACTTTAATTTTATCTAAATAACTTAAAATTTTAAGTTCTCCTTTTGATTTTGCACAGTATGGACAACCATATCCAGACTTTAAGTTATTATACTGTATCGTTAGACATCCCTTTTCTTTATGTTTAGGGCATATGTATTTCATTAAAGTATGAGTATCTTTATACTCTTTATCAAGTAATATATATCCTCTTTTTTCAAATTCTTTTTTAACATCTTGATAAGAATTTTTATTATTTTCTGCTATACCTTTGTTAGCACAAGATTTACATTTATATAATTCTATACCGTTTAAGCTTTTGTTATATCCTAAGTACATTATTTCTTGTTCTTTACCACAATAATCACATTTAACTTTTACATTAGCCTTACTGCCTTTTGATAAATCCTTAATGTCTACTTCAAATTCATCTCCTAAGCTCGAAAATAAATATCCTTTATCTATATAATTAGATTTATTTTTAGAATTCCATCTGAGTTTAACTCTTTTACTTATTAGCATAAAACCACCTCTAATTTTATTTTAATACGTATTTACGTATAAATCAAGTGTATTTACTCATTTACGTATTTGTAATATAATTTTTATAGGAGGTGCTTTTATGTCTCGTAAAAAGTTTACAACCACCTTAGATGAAGAACTTATAAAAAAAATTAAAGTTAAGGCAATCGAAGAAAATACAGATGTTAGTAAGCTACTTGAAAAAATGATAGAGAACTATTTAAAGAAGGTTAATTAACCTTCTTTTCTCTTAAATAGAATTTGCATCATCAATTATAGCCTTTTGAAATTGGTCATTCTCTGCTTCATTTTTATTAATAGTCTCTTCTAACATTTGCTTTTCTTCGCCTTCCACGTCCTCGATATCGGTGTATTTTTTTCTATACGTGTCCCTTGTTATTAATCCTCGGTCGACTTCTTCCATTGCAGTCTTTTTCTTGTCTGCTTCGCCATCAGGTAGTGGATAATTGTGA